CCTCCTACGGTTCTGTCTTCGGATGCCTGACCGTTGCCGCCTCCACCAGAAGCGCCGCCGCCGCCGCCAGCTGAATAATTCGAGGTATCCCTACCAAAGACTCCATCTCCACCCCTGTTTCCTTGACCTGCTACGCCATTGCCCGTCACGTACTTGTCAAAAACGGGGACGTTTGGCGCACCGCCGCCTCCACTTCCGCCATTTGCTACCGATTGCACCTGCATGCCGCCATCTCCTCCGCAATAAGCGACCAAGCCAAAGGCAGATGAATGATTCGCACCGCTCTTTGACTGACCATACACTCCAGGTTGCCCAACCCCGATCTGATACGCCCCTTTCCCAAGCGCTTTGTTTCCAACGATGACGCCGCCGCCACCACCGCCACCACCAGCGCCGTAGTAGTTGTACTTATCACCTTGACCGCCAGCGCCACAAATTAGATACTCAACGTTGCTCCCGGAAGTTGGTGCGGTGAGAATAGTGAGTTGCCCGCTAGACGTAAACGTATGAATCTTGTAGTCGCCGCTGTAGGAAATGCTTCCGCCACTTGCGTTGTAGAAGGGCTGATACTCAAGCGTTGCAGATGATCTCTTGCCTGAATCAGAAGAGGTTGCAGAAATAGCCGTTACGCTATAACCGCCCTCATCTCCCGCACCGGCTGCGGTCCAGCTCAGTGTTGCCCCTCTTGTCGTAAGGTCGGCTGCTGTTCCTGATGGGCCCTGCCAGACATAAACAACATCTTTTGCAGGTCCAGAATAAGAAGCCGTAAGGGTGACTTTCTCTCCAGCAGAATAAGACGCAAAAGTTGGCGCTATCGATAAGATGCCAATTCCCACCGTTGGTGGATTGGGATCTGTTGGAGGTGGCGCAACGCCTGGGATGTCATTAGGTGGAATTGGTGGGACTGCAGACACGACATCAGCAGCAATCAAGCTCGATCCTGCCGCATCAGCAGGAAAGTGAATAGCCTCAATTGAAACTTCTCCAGCACCAGTCTCTATTATCCGATTCACTTGATAGAACTCATCGCTTACGTCGACAGAAGCAGAGCTTGTAGAGATTTTCAGACTGTCAACATTTACACGGATGATGTCCATTGGAGCTAACTGCCCCACAAGCTTCAGGTTGTTGCCTTTCTCAGCGTCAAGAAAGGTTGAAAAGCTAATCGTGTGAGTAATCCTTGCCCGAGATGAGATGATGTAATTACCAATAACAGAGGCGTGGTTTGCATCAGTGATAAAGTCCGAGTAGTCATAAGTTTCAAAAGGACCGTCAACGGCTGTTCCCTGGTAGCGAAACTCTGTATCAACAACACTGCTGTAAGCCTGTCTTACCTGTTCACGCCAAGAAACCAAGGCGCAAAATGGCTTGCGCCGCTGTGTGTTGTAATAGTTCTTGCGGTAACTCCCTGAAACTATACTGTCGTTATCAAAAGTCCTTGCCGGTTGAATGCTGCCGGTCTCGATTACATAGCTGCCGTTAACTGGCAGAACGGGTTTAAACGAAAAGCGCCCCGCATCCTGCACAAACTTCAGCATCAACCCCGGAGCGACGGCTGAGAAATACTCTCTTAAATTGGTTGAAGCTCCAATAACCCCGTTAAACCTTAAGCCAGTAGCTGAAAGGAACGCACTTGCGTCTTGAAAGCCTGCAAAGTCAATTAGCTGGTCTGATACGCCATTTGCCTTTAACAGGTAATAAGCAAGGTCTATAAAGTTATCACTGCTTTTAGTTGTACCAGCTCTTACGCTCCTCACTTCCATTCCATTACGAACGAAGCATCGGACCTGTTCTGAAACACCGTTCTTGTCTGAGCCAAGGGGATACTCTCCCTTAACCGCAAGACAGCTCATTTTGCTAAAAGTACCGCCAGCCCCTGGGAACAATGGCAGACCTGTTGTTGTGTAGACAGGAGGCGTTGATGGTGTTCCAGGAACCACAGTCGTCACGTCTCTACTGCCGCTTCCTGACACTGTCACTCGGACCATGTCAACGGTCGATCCAGACGGCTTTCTGACTTTGAATTCCCACGAGCCTGCATAGCTTGCGTTACCACTAAATGACGCTGCACCGCCACTACTAGTGCCGCTTCCAACAACAATGCTGCCTACGGTTACTTGCCATAAAAATGGTATTGGGACGTCTGAGCTATAGCTACTCGAAACACTAATACTGACGCTAACACTCTGGGCCGCGCCTTGAGTCACATAAGTTCTGAAACCTGTGTCAGTCCACAGCATCCAGTTGCTGCCATTGATGCCAAAAGTTACCGTGTTTGTTGTTGTGTTGTCGTCTGTTCCAGGTGTTCCAGGTGTTGTGATCGTTTCACTGAATGTGTAGTTATAGCCACTTGTTGGCATCTGGCTATAAGCATTGGTGTACCCAGTGTTGCTTAGGTCGGTTAAGCGAAAGCTTCCCTTGTAAATGTCAGCATTGCTGACCTGTCCAATTCGCCCTTCACTTACGACCATTCCAAACGAAAATCCGCTGCTTGACTGATCCCTAAGTTGGAGTCCGTATCGTGCCGCAGCAGGCAGCACCCAAACGCCTCCGCTGCCGCTCCTAAACTCTCCAAAGACTATCGGGATAGGACTGCCGGTATTGATCACACGTTGCTGCCCTGAAGCTTCTTTTTCAATAACCTCAACGGACTCGGTCTCATCTCGCAGGTAGTTCGTCTCAATAGGGCTACCGGGCCTTTGAGGGTAAAGAAACGGACTATCGCTAAACGTCATAGCTTTGGCGGGCTACCCGCAAGAATCGTTGTAAAGGTCCTTACTGGGACTTGGCTCTCTGTTGAGTCTAGGTTGGCTCCAATTTCGATACTTATGGATGTGTCCGTAATGGTGGCGGACTGGAACTCACCCGTAAAGCTTGCGACCTTTGTCTTAGACGAGGGAAGCCCGCTAACTGGTGGAACAAACTGATACTGGTCAACCTGCGCAATGTAATAGGATTGCAAGCCTTTATCAGCCAGGTTGATGCTTCCCTGATCTGCCGGAATCTCAATACTGATGGTTTCAGCTCCAGCCGTCACCTGTGAAATCAGAGCTGGCACGTTGAACGGAGCGAAGTTATGCCCGCTAACGACTTGACCAATCCAATAGTTCTGCCATTTGTACAACGCCTTCCCAGTGGCGTCCTTGATCGTCAAAAATTGAGCAACTCCAACTGTCATTACTTGATACCTACAGCACGTCGGGCACTAGGGTTGCTTTGTAGCTGCTGAAGCGCCATCTCTGCACCTTGTTTTGCAGCACTAGCGGTTGCGTTTTGCAGGTCTCCCTGTGTCACGTAGTTTACGCCGTCCATTTGAGTGACAGGGCCGGTTTGAATGTTTACCTGCTGGTTGACACTTCCAGATCTGTAGCTTGAAATTGCTGCGGAAGCAGCATTTGAATTGCTCTCCGCTTGCTTCCGTAGTTCACGTGAAGCAAACTGGAATGAGGCAGCATACTGCTGCACCAATGAAGCTGCTTCGTGGAATCCTGCGGCAGCATATTCAACCGCTTGTTGACTAAGTTCTTGCTGACGGGTAATACGCACCGTGTTCCTAGCGGCGCTGTCGAGAATGCCTTCGATCTCATTTTTTGCATCCAAGAATTCTTCAATGCCGTTTGTGTTCTTCTGCCTGACATTCCACAGGCCAATTTCGCTGATTTTGAAGGATGAGCCACCCGAGCCACCCGAGCCACCACCGTTGATTTGGCCAGCTGCAGCTGCAGCAGCAGATGCAGAGGCAGCGCCTGCGGCCATGTTCTGCGCAAATCTTCCCGCTTCATTGGCTGCATTTGATGTCGCCTCCCAAACCTTGTTTTGCTCAAAAGCAGCTTGTGCTGCAGCTTGCGCGCTCTGATAAACAGCTTCAGCACCTCTTCGCTGTTCTTTGGCAATAGCTTGAGCCGTTTCCACCTGCCTAGCGGCAAGCTGTACCGCTTCCCTCTGTGCCTCAAGCGCTCTCTCGAATCCTGCGGTTGCTTGACCTTGAGCCTGAGCAAGCGCCAATGCTGCTTGGATTTCTTTGGCCTTAAGCTGAGCCGCTTCTTGCGCAAGCGTGGCCTTTTGGACCATCGCATCGATTTCAGCGAGGGTCGTTTCGTACTGAAGCTTTGCCTGAGCAATCGTCAGGTCAAAGATCTGTTGGGCGGCCGCTAACTGCTCCTCTGCCGAACTTGCACCCTTCAGCCTGTTTTGCGCTTGCTGAAGCAATGCATTATTGATTTCCTTTTCGGCGGCAAGCCTTGCCTGATTAATCGATACCTCTTGGTCCAATGCTGACAGGCGGTTCTTAGCTACCTGATCCGCTTCTTTCATTGATGCCGTTAGGTCTTTCTGAGCTGCGGCCGCATCCAGAATCTTGGGCGGCATTGCGCTGTAATTCTCTACCCCTTTGGCTGTTTCTGCTGTTGCCTGCTTTTGTGCTTTCTCAAACTCCTCGACCTTGGAGTTGGTCAAGCCAAGCTTTTCAGCAACAGTTGCGACTTGCTTTGCGATGAACCGAAAGACTGGGTTTTTGGAAAGTGCCTGAAATGCATTGACGACAGTAGCTGCAACCTGCGCCAGATTGCCGACGTATCCGATCAAGGCCTCGATCGCCATGATCATGCCGTTTTGTAAAACGGTGACGACAGCTTGAATGTCAATAGTGCTAAATGCATTAGCCATTGCCTCCTGTAGCGGAGCAATCGCCGTCATGAACTTGGGGAAGATTTCCGCAGACAAGTAGTCCCACCACTTCGCTAGCTCTTGCGTTGCCCATGTAGCCGCTTCAATCGCCGGGACTACGACAGGAGCTAGAGCAGCACCAACAGCAGCAAACGCACGGTCAGCAGCCTGTCCAAACGCCTTCATCGCTGCCTGTGATGCAGACAGCTTGTTGGTCATTCCATCAGCGCCGGCTGCAGCCTCTGCCAATGCTTTTTGGATGATGTCACTGGTCAATTCACCAGCAGCGCCAAGCTCTCGAATCTTGGCTGTACTAACGCCCATTGAATCAGCAATACGCTGAGCCAAGGTCGGCATACGTTCCAAGATAGACCGCAGCTCATCACCCTGCAAGCGGCCTGAACCTAACGCTTGACTCAACTGCAGGAATGCTCCAGCGGCATCCTCGGCAGACGTTCCAGACTGCAGGACAATGGCCTGAAAGCCTTGTTGGATCTCGCTGACTTCTTTCAGTCCGAACCCAAGACCTTTCAGTCTGCTGTTCATGTCAGCCAGGCTTGTCAATGCCTCGGTCTGACTTAATCCAAACTTTTGTGAGGTTTCGGCTGCCAGAGCCAGTGCAATGTTATATTCCTCCGTCGAACTCGTGAAGTTCTTGAGCTTTTGCTCAGCGGCTTGCCGTTCGAATGCAACATTGACTGCTTTACCGGCTGCGGCTGCAGCTGTAGCAAGCGTCAACAATGGGGCAAGGGTTGTAGCGATAGCAGCGCCTAATCCCTTAACCCCGGTAGCGGCGGCCTTTGTTGAGGCAGTAAACGGCCTGATGTTATTCGTCGCACCCTTGGCCGCGTTCTGGACCTTGTTCAGCTTGGCTGTTGCGTCATTAATCGCACCAAGGCCTTTTGAATTAAATACCAGGTCAACGGCAAACTGTGTGCTCACTACCGCTGACCCTTCACTCCACTCAGTCTAATATCGCCCTCTGTTTGCTCTTCGTGTCGCTTCGTTCTCCTCTTGACGCTGAAGGACAATGAACGCGTGCCAAAGATGCAACTCTTCAGGCGTCATCTTTTCCCTCAGCTCTCCTAGTGACATGTGGAGCTCCTTGGCAATAAAGAGCTCCCCCATCAACCCGTAATCACTTTTTAGGTCTTTTACGAGCGCTTTTCATGTCGGTTTCTTCCTCTTCCTCCTCCTCATCATCTTCATCAGACAACAACGCAAGGATTAGGGCATCCACAACAGATGTTGGCAGCTCGTTTCGTAGCTCAGCAATTTCACCAGGCTGAAACAGCTTTTGACCGCTTTCATCAATCGCTTTCATTGCAAGCAGCTGCAATGCAAAGTCGGTTGGGTCATCACCTTTGGCCTGCTTCTGTGCTCTAGCCCGTTGCGCCATTGTCAACGGTGTCATCCAGAACTCAAACTCTGAGCCGTCAGGCAAGTCGATAGTTTTACGCTCAGGCTGCATCGAAACAGCTTTCTTTAATCGATCTAGTGCGAATCCCATGGGTAGCGGCAAGTTCTACGATTCAAGCTTAGGCACAAAAGAAGGAGGCTTTCGCCTCCTCTTCCGTTCGCTCTTGCCAGCGACTTTCTAAGGGTACTTAGAGAGTTACGCCGAACAAGGCTTTAGGTGCTTCAGCCAACGCGAAGTTCACTTCAGCAACCAAGGCGTCTGAAGTGTTCACCGAGATGGAGAAACCAAGCAATGTCACCTTGCCTTCAAAGTAAGAAGACGAGGTGTCATCAACAGAACCAGCGCCGGACACAGCGTTGATATAAAGCTTGGCGTCAACAGTTGAGTCCACCATGATGGAGTCAGCCAGAAGACGTTGACCCATTGATGTGGAATCATCGGTAAAGATGATTGACATCGTGCCCTCACCGTTGAGGAAGGTGCCCATCTGCTTACGGACAGGAGCAGTCTTTGAACCACCGCCAGTGCCAACAGAGCAAGGCAGAGTTGTGACGTCTGCCTGATCCTTAGACAGTGAAAGGCTCCATTCCGTCACCGAGCAAACTGACATGTAGTCAGCCATGTCAAGTTCAATGTGGTTATCAGATCCAGGGGTATCACCTCCGGCAGTGATAGGAGAAGCAGTGCCGATCGTGATGCTCAAATCGTCGGTAACAGTAGTGCCGCCGAGCAACGCACCGTCAATCTTGACAGTGTCACCAACCTTGTAACCAGCACCGCCAGCGTTGACGACAATTGCAGTGACGTTGTTGGTCGCCACTGTGACGTCAACGGTCAGGCCACTACCTCCGCCAGTGGTCGTGGTAGCGACACCGGTATAAGGACCGGCGCCGTAGTTGCCACTGACTGTAGGCAGCGTAGTGACAGGAGTCAGCGTGCCGCTAACAACACCACCAGAAGGACCACCAAGGCCGCCGTCACCATTAAGGGTGATAGCAGTGCCGCCGTTAGAGGCAGACACTTGCATGGTGCCAGAGCCGACCTTCACGACGTAATAAGTCGTACCTGCTGTTAAAGCAGTATCGATCTTGCCGGTTCCTGCTTCGGTGAACTTAATAGCATCACCAAGCCTGAAACCATTGCCAGCAGGAACATTGATGTCCTGACCAGCAGAGAAATCTGTATTGTCGAGCAAGCAGGCCTTGACCCCTGCTGGCTTAAATGTGACGAGGCCGTCGGCTCCAGATAGAGCAGAGGCCGCCGATGAACACGCTAATGGCATGTTAAAACCTCAAAAGCAACAAATAAACAACGGGGCTGACCAGCGGGGGCACTAGCTACCCTTATGCTACGCGTGCAGTCCAAGAACAAGAGATCACAACGGTGTGATGTGGTCTGTCTGATGGCGCTAAAGACAACGGTCCAGCAATGTTGCGGGTGCTAGCGCTTAGCAATGGTGAGTGATCCTTGCCGCTAATGTTCAGGTCATTCCATGCCTTCAGCACTTCCAAGGCGATAGTTTCTGCAAGTCCAGCGCCTTGCTGCTTGGGTGTGTTGATGTTCACCTGGATGTTACCGTTCAAGCGCTCCTGTCCTTGACAAGCGACGGTATCCATCACGCCTTCAGCAAAGGACATTGTCATGATCGCGTAGCTCTTGTCAGCTTGGCCAGCAGTTTCGCCCCAGTTGTCAAAGCTGATGTCAGTGGAAGTAATGCCACCAGTGATCAATGCATCAGCTGTGAGCTTCTGAAAAGTGCCCCTGATTTCTTGGAAGCTCATAGGTCAAACTCAGATTTGATTTGCCTTGCGGCTTCTGCAGCTATTTTGGGCGACTCTGTACTAACAAAGGACGTAAACCAATCGCCAGGCTTACTCACCGCATAGCTCTCTAAGCAGAGCCTTTGGGCATAAGGGAGGTTATTTGTTAGGTGGTAGTCCTTCTTGCTATCAACCTTAAGGCTCCTTGCATCAGTGTTTGGACTGTTGGCCCCTTCTGGTGCGACTTGGCTGCTAGCTGATCCCTCAGCAGCGAACCAGCTCGAACGGAAGCGTCCGGTTTGGACAGGAGAAACAGCCTTGGATCCCAAGCGTGCCTGAGTCGTGATCAAGACCTCGGCCTGCAATGCATCCATCGCCTTCTTGATGTGCTTCTCTAAATCCTTTGCATTCTTAAATGTTGGCATCAGGCTGTCCTCCCTACGATTTTGCTAGCAATTAGATTCTTGCTGCTATACGTCGGCGCGATTGAGATCACTCGCCAAAGAATGCTGTCGTAGGTGAATGAATCACCCGTGGTCGGCAGAAAAGGCAAGCCACTAGCGCTGTGCTGAACCCAAAGAGAGATCGTATACGTTTCATTCGGGCCACCTTCCTCAGTACGTGAACGAGACAGAACCCCAGCTTTGATGTTGTGGTCCGTGTCTGCTCCTGTCACCGTACCAGTCACTGGGTCAAACGCCTTTACCCCGTGCTGGTGGTAAACAACGTCAGTGGGGAAAACTGCGTCTATCAGTTCAACGGCTACAGGCAGGAAGACGGTGTCAATATTCACAGGAGTGCCTCCTTGAAGGTGTGTCCTAAACGAATGCGGCTAATAGTTCCATTGGTCACGCCAAAGATGCGAGCGACAGCAGTGCCCCAACCGTATTTCTTGCCTCCCTGAGCGCCACACCAGCGAATCAGTTCAGCATCCTCAAAGCTGATTTTCTGTTTTGGGTTGGCCCCCCTAGTGACCTGCTCCATCCTATTTTCGTGCTGAGTCCCGATGCTCAAGTGCTCAGGGTTGACGCAGCATCTATTACCACAGCTGTGCATGACCACCATGCCATCTGGAATTGATGTGCTGTTCGCT